GGAGGCGTGGCCTTCGCATCGCGGATGCGCGAGACGACCTCGGCGTTGGTCTCCGCACCGCGACCGTCCTCAAGCCCGGCACCGTTCGGCTGCTCGAAGACCGTGGCCTTCGCTGCGATGCCGGGGCGAGGCGACGTCCAGCGGAGCACCGTGCCCGCGGGGAGGTTGGTGTCCGTGCCGGTGTCGATGCCCTCGATGGGCACCTCTTCGCCGGCCACGTACTTCTTCGTCGTGGTGCACTGGAAGCGGAACCCGGTCTGCGGGTCCTTGATCTCGTCACCCTCGAAGATCGTGCCGCCGCCCACCGAGGCGTCGATGGTCACGTAGCCCGAACCGCCGACCGCGGCGAAGCGAGGGGGGAGCCCTAGGCGCGCGAGCTCGGCGTCGAGCCCTTCGGTCGACTTGTTCTCGAGGTCGACGTCGTTGGCGATCGCGACCGCGTTGGCGTAGATGGGCAGGAGCACGTCGGCGATGACGTTGGCTCGGATGTAGGCGTTCGAGCCTTCACCGACCGGGGCCGAGGCCTGGCGGAACTTGAAGTCCCGCTGGTACTGCTCCACGATCTCGGAGCGGGTGGGCGTGTAGAAGTCGCCCGTGAGAGTTTCGCCGGCCATCAGATCACTCCGCGAATCGGAACGACGCGCCGCGATGGGTCGCGCAGGTTGACGATCTCCACGTCCATCGCCACGCGGCCCCACCGACGCTCGGTGACGACACGCGCGACGGCCACGTCTCCGGCGTCCAGGAGGCGCTTGAGCGCGACGTTGACCGCATCCTCGGCGGTACGCTGCACGTCGTCGGGCCGGGCCTTCAGGATGCGTTTCCGGTCAAGCCCGAGCCTCGGCGTCGCCGGGATGGAACCGAGCTCCAGGCCGAGCGCGAAGGCCGCCTGCTGGATGACCGGGTGAACGCTCACGAGGTCGCCGGTCGTGTCGACCTTGAAGCCCCGCGTGGCCGGGTCGTAGTACGGGACCGCCGAGGTGCCGACGACACGAGCCGAGGGCGCCGCAACGGGGTCGTGACCGCACGGACCGGTGCCGCACGGGTAGGTGCCGATGCCCATGTGGCCTCACTCGTCGAAGGGGCAGTTTGGTGTCGGGAAGGACGGGAGCGACGGCAGTTCGGGGATGCCGATCTCGATGTCGGGGAAGGGGATGCTCACCGCGAAGGAGGGGAGCGACGGAAGCCCGAGGTCGACGTCCGGGAGGGACGGGAGCGTGGGCAGCGTCGGCAGATCCGGGAGCGCGATCTCGATGCTCGGGAACGGCAGCGAGACGGCGAACGTCGGCAGCGTCGGGAGTCCGAGGTCGATGTCGGGGATGGATGGAAGCGCGGGGAGCTCGGGGAGCGACGGGAGGCCGAGCTCGATGTCCGGGAAGGGGATCGCGAGCGTGACCGACGGGAAGCCGCACGACATGGCTACGAGCCCTTCAGGTTCTTCGTGCCGACCGCTTCGACGAGCGACGCGAAGGGTGGCGTCACCACCGCGCCGAGCCCGGCGAGCTTCGCCTCCACCGCGGCAGCCCACGCCATGAAGGCCTTGACCTTCATCAGCGAGTCGGCCGCGGCCATCTGCCCGACCGTGAGCGAGCCTTGGAGCTTCGTCTTGCCGACGAGCACGAGGCCGTCGTCGTTCGCCTCCACGAAGGCGTTGCCGCCCTTGTTGCGGAGGAGCGCGGAGTTCTTGCCGCCCGCCGTCATCATGAGCCCCATGCCATCGCCGTGCATGAGCATCAGCGAGGCCGAGGCATTCTCCCGAACGTCGAGCGAGAGCATGTGCGCCTTCGTCCCGCTCGCGTACTTCGTGGAGAGCGTGAACGTGCCGGCCTGCTTGCCGTCGTCGCGCTTGCCGTCGAAGATGAAGAACGAGCCCGTCGCCGCTGGGCAATAGGTGAGGAACCCGCCCTTCTTCACGGGCGGCAGCGTCGCCACCACCCGAGGGTCGTTGAGCGGCATCGCGTAGACGCGATCGCCCACCGTCATCGAGAGCGCTTCGCTCGCGAGGTCGGGGGAGCCGCCGTTCGATTCGTCGGCGTCGAGCGGACGGGCGAGGATCCCGAGCGGGGCGAGTACTTCGGCCGATGGCACCCCGGCCTCCGCTTCGCCGTAGTGGTCGAGCGACACGCCGAGGTGCTTGTCGTCGTCGTACTCGGAGAGGAGCACTTGCGCGAAGTCGATGTGGAACCCGTCGCCCCTCATGACTTCTTCCTCCGCCGACGCTTCTTCGCGGCCTTCGTCGACTCGACCTGCTCTACGATCGTCGGGTCCTTCTCGAAGAAGCAGTCCTGCGCGCGCATGAACGTGATCTTGGTGGTCGACGGCGGCGAGGTGTACTCGACGGCCTCGATGTAGAAGAGGCCCGAGATGCCGAGCTCGTCGTCTTGGATCTGCGCCATCGTGTCGACCGTCACGACAGCCCGCTTCGTCACGTCGCCGTAGACCGGTGCGGTGTGACCCTCGATGACGTAGGTGAGCGACCACGACGCGCGGTTGATCTCGGCCATCTTGGCCTGCGCGTACTTCACGGCCTGAGGCTCGTCGAAGACGTTGGCGTCGCGGAAGGTGCGCGTCTTGAGGATGCCCATCGCCACCATGTCGGCGTCGACGAACTCGCCCTTGATCTTGCCCTTGCCCTTCTTCTTGCCGGGCCCGCGGCCGTACACGATGACGCTCGAAAGGCGCTTCGTAGTGTCGTTCTTGAACGAGTGCGAGGTGACGTTGACCGCGTTCCGCTTCTGCCCGCGCTGGCGCACGAAGTGGTACTTGGGCTTCTGGTCGGTGTTCGGCGCCGAGACGACGATGTCGCCGTTCGTGTCCGTCCACACCATGACCCCGGCCTTGTCGAGATGCTTCTTGAGCCAGTCGAGGCACTTCTCTCCGGCGCGTGCGTGCACGGTGTACGTGCCCGGCTTGCCGCCGATCGTCGCCGAACGGATGGCTCCGTCGACACCACCCGCGATCGCGTCGGCACCAGGTGAGCCCGTGGGAGTAGGGCCGCCACCTTCGCGCAGTGGCTTCGGTGGAGTGCCCGGCTTCGTCGTTACGCCAACACCAGCGCGGACGATGACGTTCGACTCGTTGCTGCTGATGATCGCAGCCTCGTCGAGCCCCCCGGCCTCGAGCATCACCTCGTAGACCAGGTCGGCGTACGTGACGTCGGTGAACGTCTTGTCGGATCGGAACTCGGCGTCTTGGAGCCGGGCGAGGATGTCGCGGCCCATGAGCACGACGTACGTGCCTTGGTTCGCGTCACCGCTCGACTCGTAGCCGTCCGTGTAGCCCTTGAACGACGGCTGAGGGCCGATGGCGAGCTCGAACGGGGTGCCGGGCGGGTAGCGCTTGAATAGCTCGTGCGGAGGCTCCACGCCGCCGAGCTTCACGGAGAAGACGGCGGGCTGCTGGAGCACGGCGAGCCGCACGGTGTACGACTCGAAGACGCGCGTCTCGAAGCCCTTGAAGACGACGCGCACGCGGTCGTCCAGCTCACCGCTCGGCAGCGTCTCGAAGTCGGCCATCGGTTACTCTCCGGCGATCGCGTTGGCCGCGCCTTCGGTAAAGCGGCCGTGCTCGGCCAGCTTGTGCAGCCTGTTGTTGGGCCAGAGTTCGAGGTTGGCCAGGTCGTTGTTTCGCGGGTTGTGGTCGATGTGGTGAACGACCTCTGTTCGTGAAAGCGGTCGCCCGATGGCCAATGCGATGACGAGCCTGTGCTCCATGACGTATCCGTCTCCGCGAGACATGGCCCTCAGCGCATCCGGGCATCGCACGTATCGAACGCCCGCATACGAGCCGTGGCGCCGCATGACAGTGACACCGCCGCGCCAGGCCGGGTTGTTGGGCCCGGACATCTTTGCCCTAGCGCTTTGCCTAGCCTCTTCGCTCCACGCAGCGCGACCCTTGTGAGCGTGCTTTGCCCACTCTGCCCCGCGCAGTACTCCGTTGCACTGCCGAGAGCACACTGGGATCTTGACTCGCTTGAGCCAAGCCATCGGACGCGATCCGACCTTGCCGCATACGCCACACGAGTACTCGACGGCCATACCATACAGCCAGAGCACTAGCCCCCATCGTCCCCTATTGGGACGTGTACTTGACCGTCGTCCCCGCGGGGATGCGGTACGGGTCGGGGAAGGCGTTGTGGCGGAGCAGGTCGGCGACCTTGTCCGTGCGGCCGTAGAGCGTCGTCGCGAGGTCGACCACCGTCGTGAGGATCGGGACGACGAAGGAGAGCGTCTCGGCCGCCGGAGCGACGATGCTCGACTGAGCCTCGTTGGCGGCATACCAGAGGTTGCGGGCCGCGGTGTCGATCTGCACACCCGCCGAAGTGCCGCCCACGTCGAACGTCGAGCCGACGTCGGCCGCGAGGCTCTTGATGGTCTCCAGCTTGTCGGAGAGGAGACCCGCCTGCATCTCGACCTGGTCCTTCAGCGCAGTGAAGGCGCCGACGGCATCGGAGAGCTGCTCGAAGAGTCCGGGCTTTCGCTTGGCTCCAAGGAACTCGGCCTTCAGCCGGGCCGCGTCGAACTTGTCCATCGCGTCGATGACGGCAGCGGCGGCGAACCCTGCCTCGTTGCTCGACAGGTTCGCGTCCTCGGAGTCCTCGCAGAACTCGAGAGAGACCTTCTCGCCGTCGAGCGCGTTGGCCGCCACGAACTTCTGAGTCCACGCCGTGGCGAAGGCGCGCACCGTGCCGATCGTCGGGACGACGAGGTCCTTCGTCTCACCGCTCTCGAGCACCGTACGGAGCTTCTTGAGCCCGCCGGGCCAGAGGTCGGGGTAGTTCGCCGCGGCGATGCCGGTGAGCTCGTGGAACCACGCCTCCATGCGGATGATGTAGAGGCGACGCCCGAGCTTCTCCGGCTGACCGCCGGGCGAGAAGGGGTACTCGTGGATGTGGTGACGGAGGCCTCCGGTGACGGAGACCTCGATCGTGGGGAACGCGATTTCGGCGAACGAAGCGCGCGCGAGCGTGATGGCCATCGACTACCTCACCCGCCCGGCGGCGGTTGTCTGCCCGAGTCCGAAGCGCCCGGGGGGCCAGCCGTGGGGCCGTCCGTCTTGACCTTCACCTGGCCCGACGTGAGCGCGTCCTTGAGCTGGATGTTCGCGTCGAGGATCTGCTTCAGGATGGCCTCGGAGGCGGCTTGCCGCGACTCCGCATCCATGACCGCTTCCTTCTTCTTGCCGAGCATGCGCTGACCGATGGAGTCGGTACCTCCGTCGACGGCCTTCCCGATGACTCGGGACGACTGGCCGAAGAAGGTGTCCATGAGCACCGCCATGGCCTTGTCGCCACCAGTGATCTGGTTCTCCGACTTGACCTTGGCCGTGTCCGCGCGCGCCGCATCGACGAGCTTTTGGGCATCGCCGATCGCGCGCTGGTTCATCGCCTCCTGGCCCTTGTCGACCTCGCCGGCCTTGATGCCCGCACGGCTCGCCGCGATGACGTTCGCGACGTTGCCGCCCGTCGACTGGATCTGAGCCCCGACGGCCGACTTGCCCGTGAAGAACTCGACTGCCTTGGCGAGACCTTGCGCCGCTGCGATGGCCGCGGGCGCCATGGCGATGAGGGCCGGAGTCACCTCCTGCTGCACCTTCATCGCCGTCTCGCGCATGGTCTGGTTGAAGACCTCCGCTTGCGTCTTCGCCGGCTGCATCGCGAGGCGGAACGACTCCTCGGCCTCGGCCATGTCGATCGTCGCCTTCTTGAGGCGCTCGAACTCCGCGATGACCGCGGCCTCTCCGGCCTGTCCGCCGCCGGCTTGGCGGTAGATGTTGGCGAATCCGTCGACAGCTCGACCACCCTGCACGTTCTGGAAGATGGTCTTGAACCCGGTTGGGTCCATGCCCTTCGCGCGCAGTGCATCGAGGATGATCTCCTGAGGGTTGCGCAGCATCCCTCGCTCGTTGAAGAACTTCTTCCCGGTGGCCTTCTCGAACTCCTCGGCCCGCTTCGGGGTCTTGAGCATGGACACGAACGCAGCAACCGAGGTCGCCGCTTGCCCTGGGGCTGCGGCGCCACCGCGCTGACGCGCCTCCTGGGCGAGCGCGCCCATCATGGCGAGGTTGTCAGAGACGCTCCCCTCGAACTGGGGCGCCGACGCGGCAAGCTTCGCCATCTGTACGGCGAGGTCCTTGATCTCCACCGCGCCCAGCTTTCCCTGTGCGGCAAAGGACGACATGATCTGGTTGATGGCCTGGCCCTTGTTCGGGATGTCCCCGAGCGCGGTAGCCACGTCGCCGGCCGCCGACGTCATGTCGGAGAGGTTCGTGCCGGTTGCGCGCGAGAGCTTCGCCATCTGCTCGAGGATGTCGCGGCCCGTGGCGAGGTCACCGGTCTTGCCGACGAACTGCCCGAGGCCTTCGATCGCGTCGTTGGCATCCATGCCCGTCGTCTTGCCGACGGAAAAGGCCTGCTTGACGAGGTCGTTCCGGTCGACGCGCATGCCGTTCCGAGCGTCGCCCGCCATGAAGCCGGCGTTCGCGAGGTCCTGCGCCTTCGATTCGAGCTCGAAGTTCTTGGAGACCATCGCGCCGAAGCTGGTCTCGACCCCCGCGCCGCGGGCGAGGTCTCCGGCGATGCCCATTGCCGCGCCTAGGCCGGCCTTTGCGAGGCCTCCGGCGCCACGTGCGGCCGCAGATACGCCCTTGGCCATCGTCGCGTTGAAGGCCGCGCTCTGCTTCGCCGCGCGCTCGCTGTCGCGGGCCATCTGCGCCATCGCGCGCTCGTTGGCCTTCGCTTTGTCGCGAGCCGCACGTTCGGCAGACGCCGCCTCGTGACGGGCCGCCTTCTCCGCGGCAGCCTCCCGGTCCTTCGCCGCCTTCTCCGCAGCACGCACCTCGTCGCGGCGCCACTTCTCGGTGGCCTTGACGAGCTTCGCGTACTCCTTCTCCTCGGCGGAGACGGCGCCCTTCGCCGCGCGCACGCGCGCGCCCGCGGCGGACACCGAGGTCTTCTCGACGACGGCCTTCGCGCGGTTCGCGGCCTCGATGAGAGGGCGGAACGCTTCGGTGAGGGAGCGGTCGACGGCGGCGCCGACGCGGATCGTAAGCTGCGCCAAGGGTCACGCGCCTTTCAGGGTCGCAGTTCGCCAATGACGAACGCGAGGAGACGGCGCACGCGCGCGGCGCGGACCGTCGAGAGCTTGGTGATCTGCTCGGCGTAGAGCTCGGGCAGGGTGGCGACCTCTTCGTCCGTCGCCTCGTCGTGCACCGGGTCGAGTCCGATGCGCATCCGCTCCCACGCGTCGTAGACGAGCTTGATACCGCCCGACGTCATGTAGGTTCGGACGATGTCCTCGGGCGCGGCCTTGATGGGCGCCCACGTCTTCTCGACGTCGTTCGGGTCGCACATCGCCATCGCCACAACGTGGGCCATGAGCGCGTCGTTGTACGCGTCGATCCAGGTCTGTTGGTCGTGCGAGTAGTCCGTCACGTCGGGCACGGCAGCCATGGCGCGCTCGCGCGCTTGGGCTCGTGCCGTGTCGATGTCGGCCTGAGAAACGAGACGAAGCCCCACCGCTTGCTCGTCCCGAGGGCGCGCCTCCCACTCATGGGAGAACACGCTTGGGGGAACGGTGACGAAGCTTGGCGGGGCCGGGAGTCGGTCGGCTTGTGAGTAGGGCATGCATCGCCTTGTCGTCTACGGATGCGGCTCGGAGGGCGAAGAAGAGAGCGACGCGAGCGTCATCGAGCTGGCAAGCAGCCTCGCCATAGAAAGCGTGAAGCTCCACCGCATGCCGGGCCGCGAAGAGACGAAAAAACTCATGTCGCCGTTCTCGCCCTGCGCGGTGCGCATGACGGCGGCAGCGAACTCGGCAGGCGTCTGCTTCTTGAGCAGCGGGCTGCACTCGTCCTGATGGATCTGCTGGTGCTCGTAGAGATACGCGAGCACCTCCGGCGTGAGCTCCTCGGACGAGAGAAGCTGCGTCACCCCACCGTCGAAGAACGGCTGCGGGTCGTTCGCCGGCGAGTCGACGTCGACACACGCGATCGCGAGCGTGTGCAGCATCTTCCCGCGCTGGTAGAGTTCGTCGTCCTCGCCCGGGTCCGTAGAGCCGTTCGCGATGGCGTAGGCTCGCGCCTTGGCGATGACGGCGTCGTGCTCGTCGGGGCGGAGTGGGCGGACGTCGAGCTTAAGCGTCGGGCCGCACCAGGCACCGGTCTCCGGGTCGACGGACGCGCCGGGTCGCGGCAGGTCGATCGTCTTGCGGAGACGCGGGCCTTGGATGATGGACGAGTACTTCATCCGATGTCGGGCTTGGCGCCTTCGAGCACCACCTGCTCGGTGGTCGTCTTCTTCTCGGAGTCCGACTTGAAGGACGCCGAGAGCACCGCCATCTTCTGGCGATACGCCGAGCCGCCGAGCACGAACGACACGTCGATGTCCTCCTGCGAGAGGATCTTCTCGATGTCCTTGGTCGTGCTCGAGCCGGTCACCGGCACGACGCCGCCGATGGTGAGCTTCATGCGGGCGACGCCCTTCGAGTAGGCGATGATGCCCTCTTGCCCGTAGAGCGGCTCGCGCCCCATCGAGAACTCGACCTCGACGGAGTTGACCGTCGCGGCCTTCTTGTTGCGCCAGTAGAAGGCAATGTCGCGGATGACAACGTCGGCCATGGTTCGGCCCTTTCGAGTGGAAAGTTGCGGGTACGCGAAAGCCCGCCGACGGAGCCGCATGGGCTACCGTGGCGGGCCTTCGTGGTGTGGCGCGACCGGCGCGCCACTGGCCGTTAGGCCGTGTTGAAGATCTGGCGGATGACGTTGTCGAGGCGGTGCTGCACTCGGGTCACGGCGAGGGGCGTGTCGCAGAGGATGAAGCGGCCGGAGACGTTGAAGTCGACGACCGGCTCCCACACGCCCTGCGGCCGCTCTTCGAGCCAGCCCGCGCGGTACCACGCTTCCATCCGCGACTTGAGCGCGGACTTCCAGAGCGCCGGGTAGGCGACTCCGGCCGGGGGAGGCTCCTCTCCCTCGGCGGGGTCGGGCGCCACGCGCGGGTTCTGCGGACGGAACTCCGTCTCGTAGAGGAGCTTCGAGTCGATCGTAGCCTGGTCGGGCATGACCGCGTCGCCGATGTCGAGACACCGCTCGTCCTGCGCCGTCCCGTTGAGCGAGTACGACGTGATGGACCGAACCACCACCGCGTTCCCGTCCACCGAGGTGACCGGCGTCAGGCTGTTGTTGAGCGCGGTGTCCTGCTCCGTGTCCGTGGGCTTGTCGGCCTCGAACGCGAAGGCGGCGATGCCGGGGAGCGCGAGCCCGTCGTAGTCGGGCACCCACTCGGTCTGCTCACGCACCGACCGAACCGCGGCCTTCGAGGCGGCGATCTCGGCGGGGTGCGACTCGCAGTTGCGGGCCCAAAGGACCTGCGACCGGAAGTGGTTGAGCGTCGTCTGCGCGAGGCTCTGCGCCGACGCGAGCGCGCCGTTGTGCGCGAAGACAAGCTGCTCGAGCAGGAGCGAGAGCGGGCCGGCCTTCGTGTTGACGTGCGTCTCCCAGAGGGCGGCGTTCGTCGTGTCGTTGTGGCCGACCGCGATGCGGGCGTAGCGCGTCGTCGTCGCGAGCTTGGTGAGGAGCGTCGTGACGTCCTCGGTGCCCGTGCCGGAGCCAGAAGCGCCGAAGCGCACGCCGTTCGTGTTCACCGTCGCGGACCCGGTGAGCGTCAGCGTGAGTCCAGACGGCTTGTCCGTGGGATCGTGGTAGAGGATCCAGTCACGGCCCGAGGCACCCTTGTTCTTGATCGTCCACGTCAGCGTGTCCGTGCCCGAGTTGTACGTGCACGTGGCCGGCAGCTTCGTCTTGGCCGTGAAGGCCGCGGCGATCGCGTTGCCGACGTCGTCGAGGGTCATCGTTGCGGAGACGTTGACCGCGATGGCTTCGCCGGCGAGACGGAATCGCACTACACCGCTCGACACCGTGCCGCCGAGGAGACACGTCGCCGTCGCCTGCGTGCCCGCACCGGGCTCCGTCACGGCCGCGATGTAGAGCTCGAGGCTCGGGGTCTTGAGGGCCTTGTAGGCCATGCGCGCGAGCTGAGAGCCGGCGCCCGCGTAGGCGTCGACCTCTTCCTCGCTCGTCACGCGGAGGATGTCGTTGTCCGCCGTCATGCTGCCCGCGGCGGTCTTCTTGCCGACGAGCAGGCACTTGAGCCGACCGCTGCCGGCCGACACCGAGCCCGCGCCGAAGACGATCTTGGCGATGTACCGGGGGACCTTGTACGAGGGCGAAATGCCCGTGTTGCCGATGCTCATGGCTTACTTCCCTTCCTCGATGCGGAGGTTCGCGGTGAGCTTCTTGGCGCGGGGCGCGGCCTGCTCTTCGTCGGGCGACTTCTCGCCTTCGGTCGGCACGTCGGCGAGCGAGACGCCGCTGCCGTACCGGACCTTGAGCTCGTCGAGCGCCTTGGCCTTCTCGGCCTCGAGCGCCTTCTCGGCGGGAAGCGTCTCCTTCTCGGAGAGGCCCACCATCTTCGCCGTCTTCGCATCGGCCGCGATGAGCGAGCCATCGAGGATCGCGCGGGCGATGTGCGTGCGGACGTTGGAGTCCGACACGTCGATCTCCACGACTCGGCGCGAGCCGTCCTTCGCGAGCGGGAAGTAGAAGTGGTTCTTACCAGTGCGCGCGGACTTCACGCCGTCGAGCCGTGCGCCGAGCCAGACATTCCGCGCCGCCGGCATGCCGACGACTCCCTGCGGAATGCCCACCACGGCGTCGCTGTCCGACGCGTCGATAGCGAGCGCCGCGTACGGGTTCGCGACGACCTTCGCAATCTTCATTGGGGCCTCTTAGAGTTGGGTTGTGGTCGCGTCACACGAACGTGAACGCGGAAGCGAGTGACGCGGTGACCTCGTTCGGCAGCGTCACCACGAGCGTCTTCGCCCCGGCCGTGCCTGCGGGCGTAACCGCGGTGATGGTGCGCTCGTCCACGTAGACGACGCCCGTGCACGCGACACCGTCGATGCTCACCGTCGGCGAGCCGAGGAACTCATCCTCGAAGAACTGGAAGCCCGAGATCGTGATGGCCGTGCCACCCGCCGTCGGGCCGGTCGCCGGAGTCACGCTCGCGACGGTTGGCCGGAGCTCGAAGCTCACGGTCGTCATGGTGTCCTCGGTCAGACCGTAGCTGCCCTCAACGTGCCACTCGGGGTAGGCGTCGTCGTTGAGCGCGGTCAGGATCTCGGTCACCTCGAGAGTGGCGAGAACGCCGTCGTACGGCGCGCCCGTCTGCCCCTTCTCGATGAGGAGCGGAAAGTGCTTCACGTCGAGCGGCAGGATCTTGGCGATGTTCGCCTGCTCGATGAAGAAGGAGCCGTAGACTTCGGCCTTCGGGTCGGTGTCGCCTTCGACCACCCACCCGGGATTGCGACACCGCTCCACCGCTCGGTGGATGGCCTTCGCGATCGCGTTCTTGAATGGGTCGCGACGCGCGTCGTCTCCAACCTTCTCCGGCGGCGGTACCCACAGCACCCCAACTTGGGACACCTGCGCCTTCCAATCTTGCGCGAGCGGGACGAGGCGCGGCCAGCCCATGCGCCAGATGAACAGCGCGGGCAGGTTCTTGGAGTCGAATGAGGAGTTGTTTGGGTCGTGCGTGAACGTCGTTGTGACGGGCATCGGCTCGATGTTGGCGCCCTTCGTCCGAGGGTGGATGGATGCCCAGCCCACCTTCGTGTCGTAGTTCACCGCGGCCTTGAGGTAGGACGCGAGCACGTCGAGGAACGGATCGCCGACCGAGGTCGTGTCGGGATCTCCCGCCTCCGTCATGGGGAGACGGAGCAGGCCTTGGCGGTCCGACATGCGAGCCTCAGCGGTCTAGGATCTGTTGGGCGTTCGCCACGCCACGGTAGATTTCGCGAACCATCGCCCGCTCGCACTTGAGGTACGCGAACGCCATGAACGGGAAGGGGCGAGTCCCGGGATGCCGGACGAAGCGCGCGAACACACGGCCTCCGTCGTAGCCAATCCACGAGAGTACCGTCGCCCGCTTCGGGAAGATCATGTGCGGTCGGGTGCCGTTCTCCACGAACGACGCGTAGGGCATCGTCGCCTGGATGACGCCGAACTGCGCGCCGTCGACGTCACGCCCAATGTCGTCGAGGTCCGATGGGATGCGGTTGTTCGAGCCCGACGAGGCACCAACGCTCGTGCGTGTCGCCGTCAGTCGGCCCACGATGGACCGCTCGAGGTCGCCCGTGCGGTTCCTGAAGACGTGCTTCTCGCGCGCCTCCTGAGCCCCTTCTTTCACCCCATCCGAGACGCCGCGGCGAACCCCAGCGCGCACGGCGGCGCGTACGCCGACCCATGCCTGCACGAGCTCCTCGGAGTCGACGGTGATGGTGAACATGGGGCCCCGGAGAAAAGGCCCGCCACGGCGCGACTTGGCCCGGCTTTCTAGTGCCGCAACCGTGTTCGCTGTCGGTGCACCGACGTTTCCGTGGCGAGGCAAGTCAGAAGTCCCCCGTGTCGTCCCAGAAGCCCGAGGTCTCGCCAGCATCCGACGCGGCGATCGCCGTCGCGGTGTTGTTGTAGACCACGCCGCCGTGGTTCGCCGGAGGGTCGGGTGCCGTGGGGTACACGCCGAGCATCGTCTTGCCGTCCCGAAGGCGGCAGAGATCCTTCTCGGCCTGGTCCATGAGCTTTGCCCAGTCGTGGTGCGGCATCGCCTCGGGGAAGCGCTGCGCCGCGTACGCGACCGCGACGTCCAGTTCGAGGCGGATGAGCTCGTGCGGGAAGGGCTCGGTGAGCGCCGAGAGGATGCCCAGCGGCGCGAGGTACGAGTCGATCTTGGCGCGCGCGTCGTCGAGGCACTGCTGCGCAGGGCTCTCGTCTTCGCTGCCGTCGCCGTTGTCGTCGAACACTCGCGCCATCTGGTCAGGCCCAAGGCGGCGCCGGAACTGCTCTAGGGTCGCTCTCGACGCCATGCCGTCACCTCAGTCCAGGCGCGCGAGGGCGCCGAGCTCGACGAGTCGGAGGAACTGCGCCTCGGTGTGCTTGTTCGTGTCGACCACGAACTCCTCACCGGCCGCGTGCTCCTCGCCGTTCCAGTGCACGGCACCATGGGGCCACACGCGAACGCGAGGCCCGTGAAGGGCCGGTTCCGGCGCAGCATTGGCCTCTTTCGAGGCTGCCGCAGCCTTGGCCTCTTCCTCCTCGCGGAGCATGTCGGCGAGGGTCTCGTCGTCGGTCTTGCCCGGTTCCGGGGTCGCGCCACCGAGCGGGAGGAGGTCCTCACCGCTCGGAGCGCTCTTGCTCCCCTTCGCCATCAGGCCACCGCGTCGACGATGAGGAACCCGGTGTCGGGCGCCACGATCTTCTCGTCCTGCTCCACGCCGACCTTGGCGTAGTAGCCGCCCGAAACGCCGGGCTTCGGGTCGAACCACTCGTGCGTCTGGCGCTCGCCGAACTGGAAGGTGTACCCGAACGACGCGTGGCGGATGCCGGGCGACGCAGCGACGCGGACGATGCCGAAGTGCTTGCCCCAGATGCGCCCGAGCGACTGCGACTGGCCCTCGTTCGCCGTGTCCTCCCACGCGCCGGCGATGAGGATCTCGTCGAGCTCGAAGTACTCGGCGAGTTGCTGCGCCGTGGGGAGGCGGAGGCCCGACTGGTGCTTGAAGTCGGTGATGACCGTCGGGTGACGGCGGAGCTTGTTGAAGACCGCCTTCGAGCAGAAGCCGACGAGGCGCGAAGAGCCCTGGGCGGGCGCCCAGATCGCGTCACGGGCCGCGGCGATCGCGTCGTGCGGGCTCTCGGTGTACGTCGTGTAATCCGACCACTGCGTGGTGCCGGACTTCGTCGACGAGTTGCCGGAGTAGTTCGCCGCCGTGGTGAGCAGCGTCGCGACGCGCTTCTCGTGCGAGAAGTCGAGCCCCTGGTTCACGTCCGCTACGAGATCGATCATCTCGTTGAGCGGCGCGTCCTGGTTGCGGAGGTCCGACTCGTCGACGAAGTCCGTGAGGGCGTACGGCTTGGTCGAGTAGTTGTCGGTCGTGCGGCTCTTCGAGATCTCGTTCGGAACCGAGCGGTTCGACATCGACGCATCGGGCACCGCGAGCATGTCGCGCTTGGTGTACTTGAAGAACGAGTCGCTCTTCTTCGCCACCTGCACGACCGGCATCAGGAGCGCGCCGATGAAGGCCTCGTTGCGGTACTTCACCGAGATGTTCGAGAGCGTCGAGTCGACGTGGAGCGAGCCCGAAACGCTCTTGAGGCGGACGAGCTCCTGGTTTGCGCGCTCGAGCGCCGCCTTGACCACGGGGTCGTGCTCGCCGCGCTTGATGAGGGCCTTGGCCTTGCGGACGATCTCGGCGCGGGCCGCGTCGCCCGGGGTGAAATGCTGGCTCATGTGGTAGTCCTTTTCCTGGCAAAACGCGGCCGCCCGACTCTCCACTGGAGGCCGGGTCGGGTAGCGCATCGAAGTTGGTTGGCGGGTGCCGTGTGGAGGCGCGGGCACCCTTCGCGCGGATTGGCCATTAGGCCGTCGACTTCGGGGTCACGCAGCCGACGAGCAGGCCGACCATGTCGCCCGCGGCGCCGCTCTGCATGAACTTGCCGCGGATGTAGCGAACCGTGGTGCCGTCGGCGATCGCCTGGTTGGTGTGACCTGTGGCGTTCGTGATGGCGTACGAGCCGCGCGTCGCCGTGCCGCCCGTGCCGACCTTGACCTTGTGGATCGCGTGACCGTCGAGCGCGATCGACACCTTCTGCCCGGCCGTGCCGGAGTTGAGGGCGGTACCGATGCCGTCCTCACCCGCGCCGCAGTTCTGGCACTCGTCGTCCGCCGAGGCGAACTTGACCGAGAGCCCTTCGGTCACGGTCTGCCCCGAGGCGACCGTGAACTCCTGGATGAGCGCGTTCTGGATCTTCTGATGTGCACGAGTGGCCATGTCTTTGCTGCCTTTCGAGGCAATGCGCCGCCTTCCGCGACCTCTCCGAGATCACGGCCACGCGCGCGGTAGTTGGGTTGAGTCGACTCGCTACGAGAGCGAGGTGAGGGTCAGAGAAGGTCGGCGAGGTCCGCGGGCTCTCCGGACTCGCCGGGGGCGGGCGTCGAGAGCAGGAGCGCGCTGAGTTCCACCGTCGGAGCGGGCTCGTTGCCCTTCTTCGGGTCGATGACCGGCGCCTTCGAGAGCAGACCGAGCGGGGGGAGCCCCTTCACGATCGCGTCGAAGTTCGCGCGGTTCTCCTTCGCCAGAGCGAGGAAATCGTCCTTCTGCGCGGGCGTGATCTTGTCGCCGACGAGGGCATCCACCTCGGCTTCGGTCATCTTCGCGTGCAGGTCGGCCTTCTCCTTGGCGAGCGCGTCACGCTCCACCACGAGGGCATCGCGCTCCGCGGCGAGCTCGGTGGCCTTGGCCTGGAGCGTCTCGAGCGCCTTCGCGGCCGTGGCGAGCTCCGCGTCCTTCGCGGCGAGCTCTTCGGCCCGCTTCGCCTTCGCCTCTTCGACGGCCTTCGTCGCGGCGGCGAGCTGGCTCTCGAGTTCCTGCTTGTTCTTCTCGTCCATGTCGTTCTCCTGCGCTCGCGGCGCTTCGTTGGCCGGTCGCCCGGCGAGTGCACGCGCGCGCATCTTTGCGAGCGCCTCGTGATTAGCCGGGACCGGCGTCACGCTGATCTCTCGGAGGCTGTTGCCGTACAGGACGAACACGTCCCGCCCGTCGCGTTTCTCCCACTTCACGTCGCGCGGGAGGAACCCCACCGACACCGCGCGGAGGAACTGCCCCTTGATGAGCTTCCAGACCTTCTCGGCCTCGGGGTTCATGTCCTCGGTCGCGAACTGGATGCGGCACTCGAGCCGCCCATTCCGCACCGCCACGTCGACACTTTTGCCGATGGGCAGTTCGCGCGACTTGTGGGCAAAGAGCACGACGGGGTTTGCTCGGTAGATGTCGAGCTCCCACGTGCCTTGGTCGACGATCTCGTCGTACGTGTCGACGGCGTCGGTCGACGCGATGAAGTCCACCGTACGAGCGGCCTCGTCGATGGAACGGAGCGTGATGCCGAGCGTGACGAGCTCGTCGCTCGCCTCGGCCTGAGTCGTGTCGGGCATGATGGCCTCTTGTTGGTTGTCAGTCCGGCGTCACGTCAGCGGGCTCTACCGCCGGCTCGCCATCGCCCTCTCCACTACCGGGAGGAGGCTGTCCCGAATCGTCCCCTGTTGGGTCGCTCTCGTCGTCCGGCTCCGGCGTTTCGGGCTCTGGCGACTCGACTCCCATCTCGTCGTCGTCGTTCTCCGGGGCCACCGCGCCGACGCGGTTGCGCACCCAGTTCTGCGACAGCTTGCAGCCGGCATCCGTGAGCGACTTCACTCCGGCGCCGAAGGCCTGGATGTCCACCGGGTCGGGGAGGATGAACTCGAACTGCGGGATCGCCACGTCCTTGCCGAAGTTGATGCGGATCAAGGTCGCGACGAGGTCGCGCGTGATGCACGCGGCCAACTGCCGAGCGCGCCCACGGAGGATCGTCTTCGTGACGCCGTGGTGCACCTTCGCCTGCGCGAACCCCGACGAGGACGAGGACTGCACGGTCTCCGTCGCGCCGAGGACAGCCTTGCTCATCTCCATCGCGATGACGTTGAAGAGCTCGGCGTGCGTCGGCCTCGAGCCGCTACCACCAGACCCAGCGGCCCACTCGGCTTGGAAGTCCGTCGTCTCGGGGAGCACGGCGGAGCCTGTTGTGACGAGCGTGTCCATCGCGGTCTTGAGTGCCTCGATGTCCTGGTCGCTCGCGCCCTTCTTGTACGTGCCGATGCGCCACGGCTTCCACGTCAGCTCGGCGGTACGGAGCCAGTCGGTGACCGACCAGTTGCGGAATAGCGCCGCCCACATGAGCACGCTGCCGAGGCCCTCACGAACCGGCACGTCGCCGTTCACGCGGGGCTGGAAGATGATGAAGCGCCCGGGGTACTCTTTGCGGAGATCGACGCCGCGGTAGCCCGTCGTCTCGTCCTTCCAGACGAAGACGCCGTCGTCCGACCGGTACCCGAAACGGCGCGCGTTGAGGGCGTAGAAGCCCTTCGGCGCGATGTAGCCGTCGCGGTCCTTCCGGAACGCCGGCTCGGCCACCTGATGGCCCACGTAGAAGGCCCCGGCGAGGTGCGCGATGAGGTCGGCGAAGCCACCAGCCTCGGAGTCGTTGTCGCCCGTGCACTGGCGTAGAGCATTGTCGAGCCAGCGCATCGCACGCTTGTCGCGAGCGCGCGCCTTCTCGGGCAGCTTGAGCGCCCAGTCGAGCTCAACGATCGACTCCTCGGCCTGAGACAGGTTGCCGTGAAGGTGGCCGTCCTTCTGTCGCGACTCGTTGAGCAGGTCGACGTAGGCCGTCATGTCGCCCGAGTCGCGCTGCCGGAGGATCTGCGTGACCCGAGCCGGAGTCATCGCCCCGCCGATGCGCTGGAATTGGTACCAGAGCGCCTGGTCGGGCATCACGCGCACGCCGAACGAACGCGACGAAGCTCGCTCCACCACCGTCGCGACGCCGAATGCGCGCGCGATCGTGTCGACGGCCTTGGTGAGGTATGCGCGCATTCAGTATCCCCTTGACGAGCCCCATCGGCTCTCGACCTGCGGCGCGGGCGACCTCGGTTGAGGTGCAGGCGGCAGGTAGCTGGCGAGCTTGTCGAAGGCACCCACGAGCGCGTCGACTTGGTCGTCGTGCTTGTCGGAGCCAGTGAAGTTGGTGACTTCGTGCGTGAAGTCCTGGAGCCACGGCATGCCCGCGGGGAGCAGGATGCGGCCTTGGTTCCAGGCACGCGCCGCTGGTTGCGCTCGGGTGTACTTGTCCGCCGACGTGGAGACAACCTCGATGGGCAACACGCGCCCGTCGATCCGCTCTTCCATGAAGTCTACGATGCCCTTCTCGGCACCACCACCGATGTAGGCGAACACCGGTGCGCTCCACGTCTTCGAGAGCTCGTTGAGCTTCGAGTGGAACTCGGGCGCCTCCACCTGCACGCGCACCACGTCGATGACGTAGTAGACGGCAGACTCGCCATGCCCGATTGCGAGCATGACGACCGCGACCGAGTAGTCGGAGCGCTTCTTGACGGAGTAGGCGAAGTCCGCGCCGATGACGATGCGGAAGCCGGACCGTGGGCGCTCGCTCGGTTCGTAGAAGTGCGGCGCGCGGAACAGCGTCCGACCACGCGGTCGAGGATCCCCCATCCAGAGGGCCCACCAGTCGTAGTCCGACATGCCGTCACGCTTGTCGTACAGCCACTCGAGAGGTCGTCCCTCCGGCCACAATGCGGCCCCGGATGGGAGAACAGCAGGGAGGTTCACCACCTCCCAGCGCTGCTTGCCATCGCGGTTTCGTTGCTGCGACAACACCCCGATGAGGTCGTCCGTCGTCCACCGCGTGTGGACCACGAAGAACGAGCCACCAGGGTGGAGCCTGGTCTCCAACGTCGACGAGTAGTGGTCCCAAACCTTCTGGCGTACCGCGGGGCTCTCGGCCTCCTCGCGGTTCTTGTACGGGTCGTCGAAGACGATCTTCTTCCCCGGAAAGCCCGTGATACCCGCACCAACACCGGCCGCTCGGAATGCCCCGCCGGCGGCGGTCATCCAGAGCTCGACGGCCGCCGCGTCGTCGCGGAGGGGGAGCCTCACCCGGGTCGCGATGTCGCGCGCGGTACGCGACTGGCTGTTCGCGATGTCCTGGTTGTACGACGAGTAGATGATCTTGTCCGAGGGGTCTTCCTCGAACCACTTCACGCAGCCGTGAAGCACCGTCTGGCTCTTCCCGAACTGCGGCGGAACGCTGATGAGCGCGCGCACTTCCCGGTGACGTGCCTCGGCCAAGAGGCGCACGAGCGGCGCAAGGTGCTCCGGCTTCAGCCACGCGGGAGTCGCTGCCGGGATGTAATCCATGAGCGGCAGTCGGCCGCGGGCGCGGCGCCGTCGCTCAAGTTCCAGCCGCGCCTGTTCCGAAACCACCGGCAAGGCGCTCGAGCTCTTCATCGGTCAGCCTCGACAGGTCAGCAGGCACCAGCGGCGCGCCATCCTTCCCTGTCACCTCCACCCGTTTCACGGCCAGTCCGAGGATCGCCTCGATACGCGTCGAGGCCTTGTACAGGCTGTCCGCGGCGTCCTTACTCGGCTCCGCCGTAGGCTTCCCATCATCGTCCGGGTGCCCCGACGCGTAGGGCAGATTCGCCCTCCACACCTGGAGCCACCCGGTCAGGAACATCGACCTGAACTCTTCCACATCCGGCTTCGGGTAGTTCGCCATCGCCGTGCGGAATGCCTCATAGGCCCCCTGCTTTCCGGCGTACCCGAGCTCCGCGGCAATCTCGTCGAAGCCCCACCCAAGCATTCGCAAACGGCACACTTCGTTCTGCCGCTCGAGCGCCTGAAGCTTCTTCTTCTCGCGCCCACGCTTGACAGGCGGAAGTCCACTCGGACGTCCAATGACCTCGGGGCTAGCAGAGAGTCCACCCTCAGCGGAATTCTCTGCCTCACCGGGAGGCATGTCCTCCGGCTTCGGCAT